CCTACTGGCATGCCAAGCGTGGACTCAAGTACGGTGAGAAAGATGCACTACAAGATGTTAAGAGCTGGATGGAACACCAAGCCTATTACTTAACAGAAGCCACAGTCGAATTGGCCAAAGAAAGAGGTGCTTGTCAGCATAGCTCACATACCCGATACGGTCAAGGCGTATTCCCCTGGGAACTACGTGCTAAGGGAGTTAATGAATTAGCAGACTTTGCTCCTGAACTAGATTGGGAAACTCTACGTACCAACATGAAACAGTATGGTGTTCGTAATGCAACCTTAATGGCCATTGCTCCTGTTGAGTCTAGTTCAGTTGTAATTAACTCAACTAATGGAATTGAAATGCCCATGAGTCTTATTTCAGTAAAAGAAAGCAAGGCGGGATCATTTACACAAGTTGTTCCTGAATATCACAAGTTAAAAAACAAATATCAAATGATGTGGGAACAGAAAGATTGTGATGGCTACATTAAGACCGCAGCAGTACTAGCAGCCTATGTAGATCAGAGTATCTCAACCAACACGTTCTATAATCCAGCACACTTTGCAGATCGTAAAGTGCCAACCACATTGATTGCCAAGAACTTGATGCAAGCACATGTATGGGGTTTAAAAACTTTCTACTATAGTTTGATTAATAAGCAAGGTAGTAAGGCAGTTGCCGAGCCCACTCCGGAAGTGCATTATAACGGATTCCACAACGAAAGAGAAGTTATCGAAGACGACGACTGCGAGGCATGTAAACTATAATGCTAGAAACAATATGTGATATTATGGTAGACGCTTACAAGCGTAACTGGATTACCAGTCGTGATGGCAATGTAAGCATACGTCATCACGATCGTGATCACTTTTACATTACACCAAGTGGTGTACGTAAACAAACTCTACAACCTGATCAGTTTAAAAAAATTATAATTAAACCTCCTCATTCGTGGAATGAACCCGGAACAGGATTACTAGCCGAACGCTGGGGGTGGAAAGAAGATACCTATACTGATATTAGTGCTAACCTAAAGCCTAGTGGAGAAATTCCTTTACACTTTGGTTTGCAAAAACAAATGGGTCAACATGCTAGTGAAGTTCGTGTTGTTGTACATGTTCATCCTACTTACTGCATTGCCGCAATGCATGCCGGCATCGATCTTAGTACCGTTAGTGCAGCGTTCCCAGAACTTAATCGTTATACTCGAGTAGCACCCAATGTAGGAGATGTTCCTCCTATTAGCCAAGAACTTGCAGATCAATGCCATAAAAATTTGGAATTAGATCAAAATGGAAATATCGCCTATGACATTGTGGGAATTAAAGGACACGGGGTAGTTGCTATTGATACAAGTCCGTGGCGTGCCTATGAGCATATTGAACGATTAGAACATATTTGCAAGATAGTACTTGCATCAGGAAATTATAAATGAGCAAACAACAATACAACCTAAACACAAAGACAGACTACCTAAATCGTAAGATGTTTTTAGACCCAGCAGGTCCTGTAACTATTCAACGCTTTGAAGAAGTAAAATATAAAAAAATTGCAGACTATGATGCAACAGCACGTGGCTTCTTTTGGCAACCAGAAGAAATCAGTCTTTCAAAAGATTCAAACGATTTTAAAGACGCCAGTGATGCAGTTAAACATATCTTTACTAGCAACCTGCTGCGCCAAACTGCTCTTGACAGTCTACAAGGTCGTGGTCCAACACAGGTATTCACGCCTGTGTGCAGCCTGCCAGAAGTTGAAGCATTAATGTATAACTGGGGCTTCTTTGAAACCAACATTCACAGCAAGAGCTACAGTCATATCATTCGCAATATCTACAATGTGCCAAAAGATGTATTCAATACTATCCACGACACTAAAGAAATTGTCGACATGGCGTCAAGTGTGGGCAAGTACTATGACCTACTGCATAGAATCAATTGCAGAAAAGAACTAGGTGAAGCAGTAGACGAATACGAACATGTCAAAGCAATTTGGATGGCATTACATGCTAGCTATGCTTTGGAAGCATTCCGCTTTATGGTATCATTTGCTACCAGCTTGGCAATGGTTGAGAACAAGATCTTTATTGGCAACGGCAACATCATTAGCCTAATTCTACAAGATGAACTGTTGCACAAAGGGTGGACAGCCTACTTGATCAATCAGGTAATCAAGGAAGATGCTAGATTTGTCAAAGCCAAGCAAGAATGTGAAGCAGAAGTCTATGCATTGTATATGGACGTTATTCGTGAAGAGAAAGAGTGGGCTACCTATTTGTTTAAACTAGGTCCAGTGATCGGTTTGAATGCTAATATTCTACGTGATTTTGTAGATTATACTGCTGTCGGAGCATTAAAAGATATTGGTATCAAATATAATAACCCTGCGCCAAAAACAACACCAATTCCTTGGTTTAACAAACACAGTGATACTAGCAAAAAGCAGACAGCTCTACAGGAATCAGAATCAACAAATTACGTTATCGGAGTCATGGGAGAAAATATTGACTACGACGAATTGCCGGCTATATAATAGATATTAAAAGGAAGCACAATGAACGCGGTAGTATGGAGCAAATATCATTGCCCTTATTGTGATCAAGCAAAAGCATTGCTGACACAAAAGGGTATTAAATTTGAAGAAAAGAAAATCGGTGATGGATACACCCGAGAAGAATTGTTAGAAGCAGTACCAACGGCTAGAACAGTTCCACAAATTTTTCTAGATGGAAAATTAATTGGCGGATTTACAGAATTGAAAAAGCTACTCGAACAGTGGGATGGACAGGGATATGGAGATGGTGAACTTTAATGTTATTTAATAAACAAAAATTTGCAGTTGGCGACATTGTTAGTCTTAAACTAATTACCGGTGATGAGATCATGGGTAAGTTTGTAGAAGATGCAATGGGTTCTATTACACTGGATCGTCCAGTGATGTTGGCCATGATGCAAAAAGGACCAGCTATGGCTCCTGTACTACTAACGGTCAACCCAGACGCTAAGTTGACATTTAATTCTGGTGCAATCATTACTATGGCAGAATCGGATCCAGAGGTTGGAAAGCAATATGTATTCCAAACTACGGGCATTCAGCCCGTAAGTGCTGGCAGTATTATAAAAAGCTAAATTAGATCTTGTATTAGGAGAAATAAATGCCGTATATAAAAGGTGGAGGTGCTCAGAAAGATAGTGGGCTTCCAGCTGTTGAAGATGTATTTCACGCCAATGATGTCTATATCAATAATGTATTGGTGGCTCTTTGGCAAACTCCTCAGGCAAGTGCCGCCCTGGCGAAAGATGCACCGGTTGCACAGGTCGCTGCTGAAGATTTTAATTCTTCTTTTCTTTCAACGGCTGCAAGTTTGCCACCGCAGAAGATACCAGACTTATCTGTTGAGAACAATATGGTTGAACAAGGATATAGGGGAACTCCTACTTCAACACTTTTAGTCAATCCAGAAACACAAACCACTGGAGCTGTTCCTACGGGAAAAGTAGAACCAGTAGAAGGTGATGGATTTGGCGGACTACTTATCCCAGAAGCTACACCTAGCGGAGATCCTCAAGACTTAGCCGAATGGTTAAGAGATCGGTTAGATGAAGGACGACGAGGAATGTGGAACAGAGTAAGTCCACCTGCTTGCCCTGCAAAAGACTGCGGGCCAGCTATATCACCAGGCAATCCGAATATCCTCAACATGTGGCGATCCATTGGACTTAGTCAGTTTACCAATAACGATCAGACTGCTTGGTGTGCTGGCTTTATGAATTTTGCATTAAAACAATGTGGATACAAATGGCTTATAGATGCTTCGTCTTGGACTATTAGGAATAGCCCGGGAAAATACGGTGCAACCGCTATTCCATTGAACCAAGGACAGCCCGGAGACATTGCACTCTTTAGCTTTGGACACGTGGCATTTGTATATCAGGCAGTTAATGGTACGTATAGTTTTGTTGGAGGCAATCAAGGAGGTGGTGAATTGACCGCTAAGAGTCCCAACAACAATAACCCTGTAGCAAGTTGTGTTTCTGAAAGTTGGGCTTCAAAGGGTGCCCCTATTTGCAGTCCAAGTCTATATGGCAAAGCAGCATTAGTTGGCCTTTGGCGTCCTGGAAAGGTTTAATATGAAAAAGTTATTTTGGAACATATTAGGATTTATCAGTCTTGGACTTGCCTACGTGGGAGTCATTACCCCAGGCATGCCTTACTCAATCTTTGTGGTGTTTGCAGCCTATTGCTTTAGTAAAGGCAGTGAGCGTATGCATCGTTGGATCTACAATCACAAACTGTTTGGACCGTTCCTAACCAACTGGGGTGAGAAGCGTGTGTTCCCAACCAAGATGAAATATTTCATGTTAGCTATGATGACGTCAAGTTTAATCATTATGTTCTTCACAGGAGTTAAACCTGTAGGCATTCTAAGCACTGCGGTGTTTATGGCATTGGTTGCTGTATGGGCATGGCGCTTTCCGGGTTCAGTAGAGGAACACAATCGTAGAAAAGAACAAGGCGAGAAGATAGGTTGGATAAAATGACAAACACATTTAAAGTAACTCCATTATTTGGCACACCACTGTATCAAACTAATTTAGGAACTCTAGACAAATCCATGAGAGAGTTTATTGAAAATTTAGAATACGAACGTATGCCAGCAGATAATGGAGATTACTCTGTTAACAAATACATTTTAAATACTCCAGAGCTAGCGCCATTAAAAGCCAAGATCATGAAGGCTGCAGACAATTTCATATACACAGTATTAGATGTAAAGCGCAATATGAATTTTCAAATGGAAAATAGTTGGGTCAATAGACACTACACCGGAGACTATTCAGGCCAACACTATCACGGAAACAGTCTAATTAGCGGTGTTTACTATATCGATACCGACGGTGATACTGGTGCATTTATCTGCCACAAAGACAAGGGACAATATAATCTTTGGACGGAAACAGTTAGAGTAGACTTTAACTATCAAGATCATGCAGACGACGCCAAGTTAAATTTCTTTAACGCCGATGCTTGGGGAATATTTCCTGCAAAGAATGATTTGATTATGTTCCCTTCGTTAATGACACACTCCGTTGAAGAAAACGAATCAGCAAAAGTTCGATACAGTCTAGCCTTTAATCTGTTTCCAAGAGGCACAGCAGGTGGACCGATCAACACACTAACGGTATAAAACTATGAGCAAAATAACACTTGAACAATTGGTAGAAATTGCCGCAGAAGTAGAAGCAGGCGATCCTACAGATTGGGGCAAGCTAGCAGTAGGACAGCAAGAAGCATTCAAAATGATCGGTACAAGTATACTTGACATGTTCGACAAAGAAGTGTATACTGAAGATGACAAGTTAATAATGCTGGCAACTATTACCAAACTAACAGTGGAAAATATGTTGCTTAATTTAAAAATTATGTCAGCAAACGATAAGTAATTAAGAATTGTTGTAATCCCTTCAAAGCGAAGGCGTTGCGGACCCGGGTTCGACCCCCGGCAGGTCCACCATAAGGAGATTAGTATGGACACAGGATATACCACCTTAATCGGTTTTATCTTCGTTGCTATAGTATTTCTAGTCATTTTATGATGGGCCTGTATTGGCTTCGACGTGGCGAGATAGTAGAGACGGCAACACAGTAGGCGATGACTGTAAATCAAGCAAAAAACGTAAATGCAAACGCAGATACATTTGACTTCAGCGCAATGAGCTTCACTGGAAATTCTGTTTCCGGCAAGAGCAAAGTTGCCCTAGCTGCCTAAAAAACAGCGGTCCGAGGTAGTTATACCTTGTCATCCAAAATAGCAGAAAGCACCTTCGGGTGCTTTTCTTTTGGTAATATTTCTAAATTATCGTGTCGAAGTTGTGCGTGTACGCACATGTTTTGTTTGATAGTTCGTGTATAATGGTAGGATCATATTATTTAAAAAGGAAAAATTATGACAACAACAATCACAATCAAAGATAAACCAATCAATGCAACCTATCAAAACGTCACAGGGTTAACAGGCGGTGCAGGAGTTGACGCAACATTTGATGTCACAAAAACTAACGGAACATATTCTGTTGTATTAGACAGTCTTGCTGCCAGTGCCGGCACAGGTTATGTAGCAGGCGATACAATTACTCTTGCTGGTACAGCATTAGGTGGCACAGTTGCCAACAACTTGATCGTTACAGTGGCCACAGTTGGTGCTGCTGGTAAGGTTGCTACATTTGGTGTAGTGGGTACAGGACGAGTAGGCGACGGAACTGTTGATGTTCAAGTCGATGTAACAGGCACAACAGCTGTCGACACTTACGCAGTCGGCGGTGCCAGTACAGAGTACACTATTACTAAAAATGCTAGCGATATCACAATGTCAAGCACACTGGCAACTAACGTAGCATTTAAACTTGCTGATCACGAGCGTGTGGTCTTTACTGATAAAGCTATCGCCTATGATGCTGCAGGTCGAGCAGGTGATGTCTATGCTTTGTTAGCGGCTGCATTAGGTACCACAGATGTAACGAACTCATACAAAGGCATCGGAATTCATCTTGCCGACGCAGGTTGGACTAACAAACAACTGGCTGAAGCTCTACTGGCTACTGATACATACAAGGCAGATGCAGGTGGAGTTAGCGATGAGACATTCATCAAGCATGTTTATAAAAATGTAATGGGTTCAGATGCTACACTAGCCGAAACACAGAATCTGTTAAATTGGATGCAGGGCAACAATTATAGCCAAGCTGATGTTTTAGTTGCTGCCAGTGAATTGGCAACTTTTGAAACAGCAATCGGCCTAGTAGGACTAGCTACTACAGGAATCGAATATATTCCGGTGGTAGTTTAACCAATACAAAATAGGCTCTTTGGGGCCTATTTTTTTTGACTGGAGCATGTATCACTATAAGTAGTGTACATGAAAAAATTAACAGTCGGCGGATGCAGAATTCCGGTAAGTTTGGATATACAAGCGAACCTAAAAGAAATTAAAAAAGCCATTGATTGGGCAGCTGATAATTCTGTGGACATAATGTCTGTTCCAGAATGTGCTCTCAGTGGTTATATGTGGTCACCTGAATCTCAAACAGATCCTAGAATAATTGAATTAGATTTAGCATTACAATCGGTCATGTTGTATTCTAAAGAAAAATTAGTGGATCTAGTATTAGGCACAGCTTGGTATGATCGCGATGGTGTTTGGAAAAATATGCAGTTGTTTATTGTCGACGGTAAATGCCAACATGTACATCGAAAAAGTGTTTTATTTGGTACAGAAATGCAGTACTATCAAGGCGGTGGTGATTCAAGTGTGTTTGACTATAAAGGTTTTAAAATTGCAGGATTAATATGCAACGACATTTGGTCAAATACAATGTTTTGGCCCAGCGCATCAGCAATGTTATTGCAAACTTTAATGCGTGAAAGAACCGATATAGTTTTTGTTAGTGCTAATGTGCCTCGAGATGCTAGCCATGCGGAATTATTTTACCAATGGCATGACTCTTGTATAAGAATGTTTGGAGGCACAGGAAATTGGAATACTGTTGTTTCTGAAATAAGTCATACAAATCCAACTCCGATTTGTCCAGTTGGCATAGTTGGCCGAAATGCAATGTGGAGTGTCAAAGGACATGATACTGAAACTTGTTATTTCAAAGAGACTGTTAATTGATTTTTTCTATTAGCGTTATTAAAAAATATATAGACAAAACCTATTGATTTTGTATTTTAATAGGATATATAATATACACATAGAACGAAAGTTCTTATAAGTTTTCAACACACACAAGGAGATAATATGAAAACAGTCGGCGATAAATTAGCCCCATTTGCTATTACAGGTGTTAAGCCAGGACAACCAGAAGATGCCTTTTTTGACATTACAGAAAAGTCATTTGAAGGTAAGTGGAAAGTAATTGTTTACTACCCAAAGGACTTCACATTTGTATGTCCTACAGAGATTGTGGCCTACGATAAATTAGCCAGCGACTTTGCTGATCGTGATGCAGTATTGCTCACAGGTTCAACAGACAATGAGTTCTGCAAAGTGTCATGGCAAAAAGCACACAGCGATCTACAAAAGATTACACACAATCAGTTTGCTGACACACAGCGTGGTGAATTGAGCTTGATCGAACAGTTGGGCGTATTCTATGCTCCAGCAGGTGCGGCACTTCGTGCAACATTCATTGTCGACCCAGACAACGTTATTCAGCACGTTACTGTCAACAACTTGAATGTTGGTCGTTCACCAGAAGAAACTCTGCGTGTACTCGACGCATTGCAAACTGGCGAGCTATGTGCTTGCAACCGTACAGTTGGCGGTGAAACACTGTAATGGAAACTAGGACAAGAACATTAGTCAAGACTGTCATCTACAGAATTTGGGTCATATGCTCAACTTATGTAATGCTGTTGATAACAGGTCAGTCAATGACAGATGCTCTTGTTCCTACAATCATTATTAATTGTGTCTGGATGACATCATACTATTTGTATGATAGACTCTGGACACACATTACTTGGGGAAGAAAATGAGTTTTATTGATACAGTAAAAGGCGCATTGCCAGACTACGCAAAAGACACCAAGTTAAATCTTGATGCTGTCCTTTTGCGTAGCACATTAGATCTAGATGTAGCAATGGGTTGTGCTGTAGCCGCACTCGCCGCAACAGGAAATGGTAAGGTACTTGCTGTCATGTTAGCAGATGCTCCTGTTCACGCAGACAGTGCAATGACAGCGGCTAGTATTATGGCACAGAACAACGTATGGTATCCATACATCGAGATGGCTGATGATCCTGCACTAAAAGGCCTACCGGCACAGCTACGTATGAACGCTATTGCAAGTCATGGTGGTACTACCAAGAGCAACTTTGAAGCATTTAGTTTGGCAGCTAGTATTGTTGGCAAATGTCATTTTTGTGTAAAAGCACACTATGAAACATTGAAGACAGAAGGCTACACAGTGGAACAACTTCGTGATATTGGACGTATTGCCAGTGTTATGAACTCTGTGGCAAAAGTGCTAAACAGTTAATTTGAGCTTGACAACACTAGACAACCATTGTATAGTTATGCAATGGTTGTTTTTTTACGGAGACCAAAATGTTAGAATGTTTGATTTTAGGCGACAGTATTGCGGTTGGTACACATCAGTTTCGTAAAGAGTGTGTTGCATACGCTAAAGGCGGATGGAATACCAAACAGTGGAATCGAGATTATTTGCAAAATGATCTTACAGCAGGTACAGTTATTATCAGTCTTGGATCAAACGATCACAAGTATATCAACACTGAAGCAGAACTGCTAAGGATACGAGAGAAGGTCAAGGCCCAACGAGTATTTTGGATATTACCTGCTGGCAATCTAAAGGCCAGCGAAGTTAACATTCAATGGATACAAGCATTAGTTCGAGATATTGCTCACAAATACGGCGATACTGTTTTGCCTATCAAAGGTCTCCAAAAAGATGGAATCCATCCTAGTTGGGCAGGCTATAAAGATATTGCAGAACACACAAAACAAAAATAACGGTTTTTTCTTGACAATCTGCAAGATAGACTATATAATACACTTAACATTAAGGAATCACATGATTACAGAAATTAAAATTGGACCAGAATTGGTTATTCAATTTGAAGAGCCGTTGTCGGGAGAAGGTATAGGCATTGCTGGTAATATTCTATCAGTTCCTGCAATACCTAACATCAACAGAAAGATCTACTTTAGTGTAGGTGGCCCAAAAATTTGGGGTTATCCCGGAATTGAAAATTATCCCAGTGATTTAGATAACATTGTAAAACCGGATAATCATGTATCGTGGAAATTGGCACAACACGATCGTCGATACTGGCAAGCAGGTCAACAGGTTGTGGCGGGCGTAGATCACCCAGATTACAATTACAAAATTGAGTTAACTGAAGAACAGAGTAAGGCTATTTCGCAATATTTTCTTTAATTTGGAGGCTGCATGTCAATGCATTTAGAAGGCCCATGGCTTTCAACCACAGGCAAACGTAAAGGCAAACAAAAATTTGCATCAGCAGAACATGCTAGAAAGGCAAGAGAATTGAACGAATCTTGGAAAGAACTACAAAAGAAATGGGCTGTAGAAGCAGAAGACAAGAAACGCAGCCGAGGTCTTTCTGCTCCTAGTTTGAGCAGTACCTATAGTCTAAAAATTCCAGAAGGCCGCAATACCACAGCGCATATCAAGAGTGTTGATACTGGCGGCAATGCTGTTCTAAAAGAACCAAAGATCTATACAGGTACCAAAGTAAAAGGTATTGCTACCATGCACAAGAGCAATGCTGTGCCCGTGTTTAGTGATGAAGAAGCAATTGACATTTCTAAGATGAGGAGATAATCATGAGCACTCGTGAATGGTATGATGAAAAAATGGCCAATGATCCTAGCTATTTTAAAAAGAAACGTGATCGATATCGAGATGCACTGAACGACGATCCTTATAAGTTTGCCGCAAACAAATACAGTAAACAACAAAGTTCAGCTCTTTTGAAAAGAGGGTTGGCATGGCGATTAGATAAAGAAAAGACGATTAAACTAATAGCTGAATCAACAGTATGTGCTCATAGTGGAAGAACATTAGTTCATAAAATAGGGCATCCTGATGCTCCTAGCATTGATAGAATTAACAGTAATAACGGCTACACTAAGAAAAATATACAGATAGTAGCAACTTCTATAAATCTTGCGAAAAGAGATATGACTGACGAAGAATTTATTCAGATGTGTTGCGATGTTGCCGACTATCATCGTGGCAAAATTCGTCAATAATTGGGTGTTTACAAACCAATTGTTTGATGTTATGCTATATATAACTACGTTTCGCAAAGAAACTGAGATAGTAGATCTGAAGTAGGTCAAAAGCTGAAAAAGATCCGCGGGTCTTGGCCAATGAGAAACCCGTATTTTCGGGATGCCAAGGGTCGCCAAAGGCACACAAGTTATGAGATTGTGCGTCCAATGGAGACAACTACACGAAAGTAGGGTTCTTTCAGAGCCTCGTGAAGTTAACTCCCTTTATGTAATGTGATTTAATTTTTTTGAATCACACCAAGTCAAAGGAGGACTTATGGAAAAGTTATTTAGATTTACAGCCTACGTTGCAGGCTTATTAGTAGTAGCCATATTGGTTCAAAGTGTTACTCATGCCAAAATGGAAAAACTACGAGAGGGTCAGATGTTATCGTCTAACGATGTTGTAACGATCAAGACCAGAGAAAGGCAGCTCGAATGTTTAGCCATGAACATCTATCGAGAAGCAGGACATGAAAACTTTGAAGGTAAGGTAGCGGTAGCACAAGTTACTATGAACAGGGCATCTCATCCTTCGTTCCCAAAAGACGTCTGTGGAGTTGTCTATCAAAAGTCAGTAATAATGGACCGAGTCATTTGCCAATTCTCATGGTATTGTGATACTGCTCATAAGGCTAGACCTGTTAACCAAACAGCCTACAATGAAAGTATGTCGGTGGCCAAAAAGGTATTATTGGAAGGATTCCGACTTGACGTAATGAAAGAAGCCCTGTATTATCATGCTAACTATGTCAATCCTAAATGGAACTTAGAAAAAATTGGATCAATTGGTAATCACATCTTTTACAAAGGCAAGAACTAAAATGGCAGACTTAAACAAATTTAATCCACTCCCACATTTTGACAATATGGAACATTTCAAAACTTGGGCTACAGCTAAAGTCAGCCACATTTCGGCAGAGACATTTGGTTGGCTAGCAGTTATTGTTCTTCATGCCGCAACCATTCCCAGTCTATTGGCAGTAATGAGCGGACTAACGGACAAACTGCCCGCAGTAGATTTGGTATTGCTAGTTTGGAGCGGTCTAACACTGTTGTTTGTTAAAGCGGCAGTCCAAAAGGATATGTTAAATGTCGTTACTATTGGAGTTGGGTTCATCATTCAAGCAGTAATGATGGCCCTAATCTTCTTCAAATAAATTGGTAAGGCGCCGAGTTGACTTTGAGTACACTCGGTGCTATACTAGTATTATCGTAAACACACACAGAGAGGCAAACGATGAAAAAGGCAATTTTAGTAGGCTTGATGGCAGCAGCTATTACCGGTTGTTCTTCAATGAAGACCATTGATGATCGTAAGACTTATGCACAGCCGGATTGGTATCAAGAATGTCAACAGGCAGGAGTCAAAGGTTGGTTCTGGTGGAAGAAAGAGTTCGCCTATGCCTGCGGTGGTGGTGAAAGCGTTCACGCACAGGCGGCTGAAGAACAGATGTATGCTATTGCAATGAATAACTTTGCAAAACGCATCAATTCAGAAGTCAACAGCGAAACCAAGATTGATTTTGTCAATGACAAAAAGTCTACAAAGACATCGATCTCATATGTGGTAAAGAGCACTACTATTCGCGAACATTTGAAAACTGAGACTGCACATTTTACTATGCAAGGTCGTCACTATACCTTTGTGCGTCTTGAAATGCCAAAGCCTGTGTTTGATCAATTGATCGCTGAAGCTAAACAAGCCAAGGCACAGTAATGAAAATTCTAGCTCTAACGATTCTTGCGGTATCGTTGGTTGGCTGTAGTTCCTCTCCTAAGGTTGCAGCCAACAAACCGCAATACTGTTATACCAGTCAAACTATTATTACTCAAAATAGAGAGACTGTTGATAGTAAAACTGTGTTAGAATGCACAGACGATGATGTCAAACGAATTACCACTGCACGATTAGGCATGGCTCATAACTGCGGTGAATTTACTTATTGGATGCAAATTGGAGGCCGTGATGTTCAACGCAAAGGTATCAGCTGTCAAAAGTTGGATGGTGGTTGGGAAATTATTAATACTGGTCGCAATTAGTCCCGTACAGGCCAACAACATTACTAATCCTAGATTTTTTGAATATAGGAGCGGTACATTTATTAATGAACTGGTACAACTGTCTTTTGGTTGGTTCAAGACCTTAGATGACGAGCAAAGAGATTCTTATACTCAATCTCTGCAACATGCCGTTATGTTTGCTGAAAACGGTCAAGCAGTAGAATGGTACAAGCGTGATGCTAGTGGAGTTGCGGTGCCAGTAATGACCTGGCCGACAGGTTCCGGGTATTGCCGACGTATGCATATCCAGGCAATAGCCTATGGGGTGCAAAAAACGCTAAGTAAGACTGCCTGCTTTTCAAATGCTAGCAGTAATTGGCAATGGATACGGGAATAAATATTAGCTCATGAAGATTAATTTAAGCGATAAAATCATAGCCTGGCTGGCCTTATTCAGCGGATTAACAATATCCGCTGTTGCCATTTGGTATTCAGTAGCAGGACTGGTTAGTATCTTTGCTGCCGCAGTGATTCCTATCATTGTCATGGGTGTGGTTCTAGAAGTCAGCAAACTGATTGCCACGGTATGGCTCAAGATAAATTGGAATCGAGCGCCAGCCTACATTAGGACTTATCTAATAATAGCCATTACTATTCTAATGATTATTACTTCGATGGGTATTTTTGGTTTCTTGTCAAAGGCACACAGTGATCAAAGTCTAGTGAGTGGCGATGTGCAGGCCAAGATTGCAGTGTTCGACGAACGTATAAAGACCGAGAGAGAAAATATCGAAGCCAACCGAAAAGCTCTCAAACAGATGGATGCTACTATAGATGAAACTATTGCTCGCAGCAAAACCGATCAAGGTGCAGTAAATGCTAACGCCATGCGACAGAGACAGGCAAAAGAAAGAGCTCAAATTCAATCCGACATTGCTAAATCACAAAAATTAATCGCTAGCCTAAATGAAGAACGAGCTCCTATTGCCGCAGAAGTTCGAAAGGTCGAAGCTGAAGTAGGACCTATTAAATACATTGCGGCATTTGTTTACGGCGATAATCCAGATGCTAACCTACTAGAAAAAGCTGTAACTTGGGTAATCATAATTATCGTATCAGTATTTGATCCGTTAGCGGTTATTTTATTATTGGCCAGTCAGTATAGCTTTCAATGGTTCCGCACTGTTCGTGACGAAGAAGAAAAAACAAAATCTATTAACGACTTTGTTCCACAAACACTGATACAAGACGAAGAGCCCAAGGCAAAGGCAGAACCGTTCTATCCTACCGGAAGTCCTCTCTGGCCTTTCCCAGCCGCACCGTATATAAAAGAAACAACACACACAGACCCTGTCCCAAGCGAAACACCGTTGACTGCACTAGGAGGTGATATAACAGCACCGGAGGAAATGCATGATGAGGACGACGATCTCGACGATGAGAATGACACTATCGAAGTTCGTGAGGCTAAGAAAAATTGGAAACACGATCACCCTGAAGATTCTTTAAAAAGACATAAGCGTCTATTTGAAAAGGGTCTCATTGATCGTCTTCCTTGGGAAGCCTATTTAAAAGCCAAACCTGATTTTACAGATAACGAAGCTGCCGAAGAAGCTGCTAAGTGGGCTTTGGAACAGGTTGAAGAATCTAAAAAAAAAGATAACGACATGGATGGAACGAGTGGGCGATCAGCAGATCAAGAAGACCAAAGAAGATTAGCAGGTTATGTACAAAATGCAGAACAGAATCCTTCTACTCTCTGGCAAAGAGTACAAAAAGCTAAAGGCGTCGAATGACTGATAGAGTATTAGTAGTAACTCCGCCCGACGATGTGTTAATTGATGGTTTTAGATTGTTATTGGTTGATTTGGATGCAGATCAAACTAAAATTATTTCTAATAATCTTTTAAATCTTGTTTCCAATTTAACTATTATAACATATCTTTGGACCATCAAAGATAACACTAGTTGGCTGTTAGATAAAAAAATAAAAAGCGATTTAATTATTTTTAACGCTGACAGTCAAAATGAGCTGATAGTAGGCTATATCGCTGCTCAAAAAAATTCACATTACTTTGGAACACTAAAAACTTTAGCCATAGCTAACGCAAAGGCTATATATGCTAGTGAGGATTGTGAATCTTTACTTAAATTAAACATAGACAATCATGAATAAATCAAGAGTACTCGTAGGAAGAACAGTAGTTCTTAAAGAAGGCGAGAATATTAATCAGGCCCTAAGACGTTTCAAGAAAAAAGTTGACGAGTCTGGGGTATTGGAAGAACTCCGTCTAAAAGAATTCTACGAAAAGCCAACAACAGAACGCAAACGCAAAAAAGGTGCAGCAGTGGCACGTTGGCGGAAACAACTTCGCGATAACCAATTACCTAAGAAAATGTATTAATCTATTGACCATTGGTCAGAAAGGTAGTATAATAGCTGTATGAACACAGATATTATGATAGACTTGGAGACACTAGATGTCCTCCCTTCCGCAACTATTCTAACTATTGGCGCAGTTAAGTTTAATCCATTTGGTGAGGAAGCTAACGATCCAAAAATGGAAAAATTCTATGTCAAAGTAGATGTAGATAGTTGCGATAGAATAGGTGCAACAGTTTCCACTGCCACATTAGATTGGTGGGCGAATCAAACAGCCGCTGCTCAAGCAGATGCCTTTGATCCTACCAATCGTATTTCAATTGAAGATGCTATGACACAGCTCTACAAGTTCTGCTGGGGAGGCAAACGTGTTTGGTCGCATGGCGCAGGCTTTGACGTTATTATTCTAGAATGGTATTTCCGTAAAATTGGTAAAGCTATTCCTTGGAGTTTCTGGGAAGTTCGTGACACTCGCACATTGTTTGACATTGGTATTAACCCCAACCGTGCTTCGATTACAGCTCACAATGCTCTAGCAGATGCTGTAGACCAAGCACAAGGTGTTCAAAAGATCTATAGAACACTACGTAGCTCAACAATGAGCGACGGACAGTATATTAACCCTTTGGCAAAAACAAATTAACATGGATACACAAACTAAAGAAGTAATGGACATTCTTCAAGAAGAGTGTGCAGAAGTTATTCAAGCTGTAAGTAAAATTAGCCGCTTCGGGCTTGATAACTATAAACCAGGAAAACCTAAAACTAACAGGGAACATCTAGAAGAAGAGTTAGGAGATATGTTAGCCATGATTGATATTCTGCACAGCATGGATATTGTATCATATTCTAATATTGAACGTGCCCAAGCTGCTAAAATTGAAAAATTAAAAAAGTGGTCAAATATTCAGAATTTAGAGAATATTTGATATAAATAAAATTTGTAAATTGTACCATAATGGGCAGTTTATAGAGCAAAGTGCTCACTAGATCTTACTTTATAAGGAGATGACATATGTCAAAGATCATCGGTATCGACTTAGGTACCACAAACTCATGCGTAGCCGTTATTGAAAACGGTATCCCCAAAGTTATTGAAAATTCAGAAGGTGCCAGAACAACACCCTCAATCGTTGCCTACGGCAAAGATGAAATTTTAGTAGGCGCCAGCGCAAAGCGCCAATCAGTAACTAACCCAAAAAATACCATCTATGCATCAAAGCGTTTGATCGGTAGAAAATTTAAAGAGGAAGCTGTCCAAAAAGACATCAACCTAATGCCTTACGAAATTATGGAAGCCAAGAACGGAGATGCTTGGGTTCGTGTAAACGATCAAGAACTTGCTCCTCCACAGATCTCAGCTGAAGTTCTTCGTAAGATGAAAAAGACCGCGGAGGATTATCTTGGTACAACAGTTACTCAAGCAGTTATTACAGTCCCTGCGTACTTTAACGACAGCCAGCGACAGGCTACAAAGGACGCTGGTAAAATCGCAGGCTTGGAGGTACTCCGTATTATTAACGAGCCTACTGCGGCAGCTCTTGCTTATGGTGTTGATAAAGCTGATAAAAAAGATAGGAAAATTGCTGTTTACGATCTTGGTGGCGGTACATTCGATGTTTCAATCATCGAGATAGCCAACGTCGACGGCGACAAACAAATTGAAGTATTGTCAACCAATGGCGACACGTTCCTAGGTGGTGAAGACTTCGACCAGCGTATCATGGACTTCTTGGTTGAAGAATTCAAGAAAGATCAAGGCGTAGACCTAACCAAGGATGTTTTGGCACTCCAGCGTCTAAAAGAAAGTGCAGAGAAAGCCAAGATCGAATTATCAAGTTCAGCACAAACATCAGTTAACCTGCCATACATTACAGCAGATGCAAGTGGCCCTAAGCACATGAACATTACTATCAGTCGTTCTAAGTTAGAACAACTAGTAGATGAATTAATCCAACGTTCAGTGGGACCATGCAAGACAGCAATGTCAGATGCAGGTGTAAGTACAAGCGACATCGACGAAGTTATTCTTGTTGGTGGTATGACACGTATGCCTAAGGTACAGGAAACTGTAGAAAAGTTGTTTGGTAAGGCACCACGTAAGGATGTTAACCCAGACGAAGCAGTTGCCGCAGGTGCTGCTGTTCAAGGTGCAGTTCTAGGCGGCGATCGTAATGACGTTCTATTGTTAGACGTAACACCATTGAGCCTAGGTATCGAAACTATGGGAGGTGTGTTTGCCAAGGTTATTCAAAAGAACACAACTATTCCTACTAAAGGACAACAGGTGTTCTCAACAGCAGAAGACAACCAGCCTGCCGTGACCATCAAGGTCTTCCAGGGAGAGCGTGAGCTTGTACAACACAATAAGCTGTTAGGTGAATTTAATCTAGAAGGTATTGCTCCGGCTCGTCGAGGCCAACCGCAGATCGAAGTTGCATTTGACATCGATGCCAACGGTATCATGCATATCAGTGCTAAAGACAAAGGCACAGGCAAAGAGAACAAGATCACTATCAAATCAGACAGTGGTTTAAGTAAAGATGAAATTGAACGTATGGTTCGTGAAGCCGAAGAAAATGCTGAGAGTGATAAACAAGCTCGCACACTTATCGATACTCGCAATCAAGCAGAAGCCACTGTACATGAAATTAAAAAAGATCTTGAAGAATTCAAAGACGAATTAACTGATACAGAAAAAACAGAAATCGAGACAGCAGTAAAATCAGTCGAAGACGCTATGAAAGAAGACGACGCTGATAAAATTAAAGCTGAACTTGAAAAAGTTTTTCCTGCAATGAAAACATTGTTGGAGAAAAAGCAGGCTAAGGAACAGGCAGCTAATGCGCCTCAACCCGAAGCCAAAGCAGAAGACAATGTAGTAGACGCTACCTTTACGGAGACAAAGTCTAACTAATTGTCAAGGGGTACCTACGGGGCCCCAGTTTGTTCTTACTTTATAAGGAGACTATTATGAACAACAACGCATTACAAAGAATCGAAGCTATTAATAGAGCACTAATTGGTTTTGACACCATGTTCGACCAAATGGAGCGCCGCTATAGCAATAGCATTAATAACAACTATCCCCCACACAACATTATCAAGACTGGTGAGAATCAGTATGAGATTCAAATTGCTGTGACAGGATTTGAGAAATCAGAAATTTCTGTATCTGTAGAATCTAATGTTCTTACAGTCAAAGGCGAAGGACAAGAATCTATTCGTCACGAGAATCCAGAAATTGTATACTTACACAGAGGCCTTGCTACTCGAGACTTTGCTCGTGAGTTCCCACTTGCAGAACACATCGAAGTAAGCGGTGCAGAGATCAAGAATGGTATGCTGATCGTTAAATTGATCCGCAATGTTCCTGAATCTGAAAAGCCACGTGTAATTGATATCGTGGAAGTTAAATAAATTATTAGGGGGAGTAATCCCCCTAATTGTCGGAGAAAGATTATGACTACAGAAATTAAAATGGATGAAAAAGTTGCAGTGAGTGTTCAGCCTCCTAAATTATGGAAAGTTGTTTTCCTTAATGATGATTCAACTCCAATGGAGTTTGTTATTGAATTACTCACGGGCGTATTCAAACATAGTGAAAGCCGTGCTAAAGATATTACTTTAGAAATTCATAATACTGGTAGTGCTGTAGCAGGAGTTTATACTCACGAGATTGCCGAAACTAAGGGCATCGAATCGACCCACCTAGCACGTAATAATGGGTTTCCATTACAAATTACTCTTGAACAAGAGCAATGACATTTGACGATGTTCGTTTAATCAAACATCAAATCACAGGGGCACGTAGATTTGGCTATTGGGTACACTTTAGAGATCAACGTCCCAGTTCTAGTTCTAATGGTCGAGCAGGAAAACTAAGTATAATACGATTTGTAGAATCAGCATTTGGTCCTTTAGGAACTCGTTGGCAATATCAAAGATTTAACACTAACGATTACATTCTTAAACTTAATAGCGAACAGGATCTGTTAATGTTGATACTGCGTTTTAAATAACATTAAAAAATAAATTATGAGCCTAAAAGACCTAACCAAAGACAATCACACAAATGCAGAAAGACAAGAATTTGTAAAAATTCTATTTTCTGGAAATATAGATCCCAAGCTGTACGCTACCTATCTATATAATCAATTCCCTATGTATGAACTATTAGAAGTCTGTGCCATGCCACACGGTCTGCTTTCAGATATTCCTGGAATACTTCGAGCAAAAGCAATTAGAACAGACTTCGACGAATTATGGGGCAATGATGAAGACGATCGACCAAAACTCTGTGCAGTTGTTAAAGAGTACATGGATCATATTATGAAAATTAAAGATGATCCAAAACGTCTAATGGCACATATCTATGTTCGTCATATGGGAGATTTGGCCGGTGGCCAGATGATTGCCAAGAAAGTTCCTGGTAGCGGAAAATATTATCAATTTGAAAATTCTGATGCACTGAAAGCCGCAGTTCGTTTAAAGATTGACGACAGTATGGCAGACGAAGCCAAGATCTGTTTTGACTTTGCTACTAAATTCTTTAAAGAGATGATGGAAATTGCAAACAGCTCAAAGTAAAGTATGGGATACACTAATAGACGTTCAAGCTCTATTAGAAGAAAGTTTTGAGCGTACCGGTCAAGAATCATTTGAACCTGGTATGGACCGCTTTAACCAACCCGGATGGGTAAATCGTGTTTGGACCAGCGAACACTATCGCAGAGCACACGTTGATGTAGTAGATGCTAGGGATAGCAAAGGCTTGTGGATGATGCATTGCTGTATTTTTCCGCATGTACACAATCCTGCTCCTATTTTCGGGTTTGATGTTATAGCCGGAAAGAATAAAATTACAGGATGTTTTTACGATTACAGTCCTGCCGGAGACAACGAACATCCCATGCTAGATTGGTTTCGAGATGAAGCTAATAAATTAGAATGGCGCAAAGAGCGTGTATTGCCGGACTGGGCCCAGCGTATTTTCAGTAAGAGTATGGTGGCCGCAGCCAATGTCAGCGATGAGCAAGAACTAGAACAAATTGTTGCTATGGCTAGAAACGGTGTAGAACACTATCTAAGCACAGTAGGTGAAACTAATAATACCGCGGAAGATACTACATATAATCAGAATTACTATGCACAAAATCAGAAACAAAATCCGCACACACCTAAAGTAATGGTTAGTTTGGGTCTAAGCGAAGAGGATGTTAGGATTTTTATCCAAGAATGCCTGTTTCCTGAAATCAGCTAAATATTAGTATGAGATTTTTTGAACTAATTTTAGAAGCTAGCGGTCTTCGTGCGGCACGTCCCGGCGAAACTTACGTAGATTCCGATGGAAATGAGTTTAAGTTCCAAAGTTGGAACTGGCAGTTTCCTGTTGATGCAGACAAATACCCAGACCAACAAAGTTTAGAACAAGGTGTTTTAGATGCGGCTGGGGGGGATAAAAATAAGATTGCTTGGATAAATTCTCCAACAGGATCTAAAAGTTTTGCCTTTGCAGTATTCGCTACAGACGACGGCAAAGAACTTATCATTGGTAAATTTTATCGATCAAAAAATCCAAATAATACCATTACAGACGGTGAAGTAACAGCAGTATTGGGACTTAGTGCAGGCGGAAAAGACAAAAAGAAAAGCTCTACTATTAAAACAGAAACAGCTCTAAAGCCTGGACAGCTTAAGATTGCTGACGGGAGAGCTAGAACTGTTCCATCTATTGTGAAAGCGGTGAGCACTCATCCACAAGGCACTATGCTAACACAATCTCTTAATCAAGCATCTACGGGTGAGCCAATTCAATTTCTCGGCGGCGGGGCGATAGTTAGTGCATTACAAGATGACTTCTGCGAAACACTTGCTCCTGTAGCTATGATAGCAGGACATCAACAGATAACAGGCCAACTTACACAGGCTATCGCAGACGTTTTTAAAGGCGGCGATCTGTCTGGAGCAAGTATTAGTTTTCCAGTAGACCAAAATAATCCGTTGGTTGACAGTTATATTATTAAGAATGGTATATCCTTAGGCGTAAGCTCAAAAGGTAAACAAGGCGCTAAGGCCACTATTACAAATATATGGAAGGCCAAAGAAGAAGCATCTCAGAACACAACCGGTCAGAAATACATCAAAATGTATCCAGAAGCTGTTAACATTCTAGACATTTGTAAAGTCGAATCTGGTTTGGATCAGCCTATTATATTAGCTGAAAAATACAAACTGATAAATGCTGACGAAGCCAACGCTCTTCGAGAAGTAATACAACAACCTAGAGATCCTAAGTATCAACTTATGGGCGATCCTGCTAGTCCTAATGCTGTAGTTAAAAATCCGTTGCCTAATGATTTGTCCAAGGTTCCGCCTGCATTAATGAGATTGTTTAAACTAGGTGGATACAAATCTGGAAGCTATATTAGCTTTTTGTGTTTGGCTCAAACTGCGCATCTAGTAGCAAGACACATTAATTCAGATACCAAGATAGATTTTGGTGAAGCTATTCGTAGTTTCCTTAATAGTTCTGCCATGGTACAGGCTAAAAGCATAGTTTCTGCTAAAGGTCAAGATGCAGTTTTAAAATCTGTCAATATTGTCTATCCGCCTAACTTCAAAGAAAAAGCCAAAATAGAATCTAACGGCTATAGTGGTACTGGAAGTAAAGGTAAGTTTAGTTTCAGCCTTCCCACTACGTAAACTGTTGTTTTAATCTAGAGCAAATTCTCTCTAAATACATATAACATGTATAACCGGGAGCGAATCGATGGTTAAGTATATAACAGCCACCTTATTGGCAACAATAGCGTTGACTGCCAGTGGTGCAGAATTACAACATAGTTTTAGTAGTCCGTCCTTTTCAGGTATCGGCTACAGTTCACACGTCTTAACACTTTATCAATTAGAAACACAAGCTAAAGACAAAAACAAGGCTGCGGCAGACGCCTTAAAAGCAAAAGCAGAGAGCGATGCATTAAACACTCCTCAAGCTAAGTTTCAAGCAAACTTAGAAAGCCGTATCTATTCACAGTTAGCCAAGCAGATTACAGATAGTTTATTTGGCGTTAACGGTGTTCCTGTATGCACCGTGAATAGTGCTGGAAATTGTGGCCAAATGGAAGTTGCTGGAAATAATATAACTTGGAAAGTAGTTGGTACTAATATTGTTGTTAGAATTGAAAACGTACTTGACCCGAGACAGTATACAGAAATGATTGTACCAAGTGGTACGTTTGGATTTGGCGGATAATTATGAAACAGACAATAATATCCCTAGCAGTAATAGCGGTCTTATCTGGCTGTGCTAGTAGTTCAGCACTAAGAGAAAAAATAACAGGCAATCAATTTGACGAGCCTAAAGTCGAAGCCAGCAAGTTCCTAAAAAAGGATCAGAATAAACTACGTCCACCGCAAGGCGGCCCTTTACCTGTTGCTGTTTACGGTTTCCGTGATTTAACTGGACAGCGAAAAAGCCAACCCCTAATTGCTTCACTAAGTTCAGCAGTTACACAGGGTGCTGAAAACTATTTGATCAAAGCCCTACAAGATGTAGGCGAAGCTCGTTGGTTCACAGTGCTAGAACGTGTAGGCCTAGAAAACCTAATTAAAGAACGTCAGATGATTCGTCAGATGCGTGAGCAGTATCAAGGCCGCGATGCCAAAATGTTGCCCCCAATGATGTTCGCTGGTATTATCATGGAAGGCGGTATTGTTGGCTATGATAGCAATACACTAACTGGTGGTAGTGGTATAAGAATTTTTGGCATCGGTGCAAGCACACAATATCAAAGTGATACTGTAACCATTACCTTGCGTACAGTTTCTGTAAGTACAGGCGAAATCTTGACCACAGTTACAATAACTAAAACAGTCCTAAGCTACATGGACAAGATGACATTATTGAGATTTGTTGATGACGGTACACAGTTCGGTGCTGGAGCAAATGCACTAGAAGGTGAAGTCGGTGGAAGTATCAATGAAAGTATCAACCGTGCCATCGATGTAGCTGTGCAGGCTGCGGTAATTCAAACCATTAATGAAGGCGCCCGCAAAGGACACTGGAGTTTCAAGGAGGAAAGAAATGAGTTGGTTCAATCACAAGCCCCGGCCCAAAGAGCCCCAGAAGTTGCACCCGCACCATTACAGCCCAGCAACACAGAAAGCCCTAGAGCAAGCAAAGCTCCTGAGCCCGCACCAGAAGTCAAACAAGAAGTAAAGAAGGAGGAACCTAAAAATGATGTCAAGCCTACTACAGCAGTTGTTCCGCCAGCGCCAGCAGCAGCGCCAACAGCAGAAAACCCAGCAAAGCCAACAGAAGAATATAAAATAGGCGATGTGAAATTTTTTAAAGAGCCGTTTTATGTTAGAGTTAAGGCCACCGAAGATAGCACAAAGCAATGGTTATTTTTGAAGGGTACAGAAGTAAAGATAATTGAAGTTGATAATAATTGGGTTAAAGTACAGACTCGAGATGGTAAGAAAGGATTTGTTCTTGTTGACAAGTTAAGTCCAATTAAACCATAAGTGTTGATATTTTTACATGTTGAAAAATTTACATGTTGAAATTTTAACAGCGGCATTTAATTTATAGACAGTAGCAATTAAATAAATTTATATGAAATACATCTACAGAGAGGAGTAGATACGAGAAACAGTATAATTACAGGTCAAAGACCAAGGAACTTGTCGGCGAATAATAAACCGACATTAAAGAAAAATGAAATATAGAAAGACAGGCGTTGGCGAGTTGTCGAGAAAATTACTCGCAGTAGCAATGGTTGTTGGCTCTAGTACAATTTGGGCACAAGCCGCTACTGGACCTAATAAGGTCTATATCGAGCAGGTCGGTAGTAGCAATACTATTACTATCGAACAGGTTGGTGGAACCAACAACGTTGGTGGCGTTACAACTACCGTAGCAACAGCAGTTGCCGGCACTGGTATTACCACACTTACGCCGGATGCACCCAGTGCTACAAACTACGGTACTATCACTGGTAGTACAAACACTGTGAATATTACTCAAACTGGTAATGCTAATAGTAGTCAATATAATATTAGAGGTACAAATAACCAATATACTACTAATATGTTAGGAAACAATAACCAAACTAGATTGACTGTTGGTAATGCTAACAATGCAACCAATAATCTTAATGTTATCACCGAACAAATTATTGGAAACAATAATATGATCATTCAAGATTTGGTCGGTAGCAATATCAATACTACTACATCATTAGATGGCGACAATAACCAAGTTACTAGCAGTTTGCTAAGTAGCCGAGGAACTGTAACCAATACTGTTTTAGGTAATGCTAACGTATTCAATATCCAACAAACAGATGCAGCCGGTGCTAACGGCCACGTTCTTGCTATGAATACATCAGGCGATTACAACAGCATTACTACACAGCAACAGGGTACTAACGATACTACAGTTAATATCCAAACACAAGGTAGCAACAACACTATCACAGTTCGTACAAGTAGTTCAACTATTGTATCACCTGCTACAGCGATTGCGAGATAATTATGCGTGTCTTATTGTTAGCCCTACTGCTAACAGTTGCCAGCCCTTCTTGGGCTGGCATTGGCACGGTCTCAGAAACCAAAGGCACTGCCTGTGAAGTTGAGCGCAACAAAAAGAAAATGTCCGGGGCCAAGGGTGCCGATATTGAAAGCATGGATACCTATGTTACCGGCGCATGTTCAAGTAATATAACTTTTAAAGATGATACTAAAGTTAAGATTACAGAAAACAGCAGATTGCTTATTGACGATTTTGTATTCGATCCTAAGAAGTCAGATGCAGGCAAACTTGCGCTCAAAGTGGGGATGGGCACTGTCCGATATGCTAGCGGACAAATTGCTAAAAATAATCCGCAACAGGTAAACATCAAAACTCCTACGGCCACAGTGGCTGTACGTGGTACTGATTTCACCATGACTGTAGATGAAGCGGGACAAAGTCTTGTTATGCTAGTTCCTAGTTGTAAAGATGAGAAAGATGTAAAGACCTACGAGCTTGAAGAAAATCGTTGTAAGGTAGGCAAGATTATTGTCAGCAATGATGCAGGTACCGTAATTCTAGATAAGGCATTCGAAGCAACCTATGTAATGAGTAGTTCGATAATACCAACTCCTCCAGTTATTGTTAATACCGTTGAGAGTAAAATTGGCAATAATCTTATTATTGTTAAACCTCTTGAAATTGTCAACGCTATCAAAGAAGCGGGTAAATCAAAACGTGATCAAGAAATGGAAGAAATGGAAGCTGATGCGCAACGCCAAATGGCACAGAGAATTGAAAAAGCCAAAGAACAACCAGCAGCAACATTACTACCTGATACATTTTCCGATGGTAAGAAAGGATGCAATTCGAGTACTAGTGTTTGCGTAGCCTGGGAGAAAAATGATAATGCTGATATTCAAAGTAAGGGTAAAGGTACAGCCTATCGTAGCAACATAGATCACTATGCGGAAGTTAAAACTACAGGCTACGATTCAAATACATTTGTTGCGATTAGCCACAACGATCAATATGCGTTTACCATAGTAGGTAGTGGCGATCCGGGTGGTAATGTAGTAAACATCGTGCAAAAGACAGGGGTGTTAAGAAGACCATGAAACGACTACTACAGTTTTTATTTTTCGCTTTTACGACCAGTATTGCACTTAGTCAAGATTTATCTGCACAAGGAACAGGATTTGAAACAGGCAATTTATCAGGATGGACATCTTCTAGTGGTGATGTAAGTATTAGCACAGGTATACAAAATATTACCTATGGTGGTGGTAAAACATGGACGATCAAACCTTACGGAACTTACATGGGACAACTATATCCAGGGGGTGCTACACAATTCGACGCCGCTACAACTAGCCTAGGATTAACGTCATCAGAAAACACCGCCATTAGAAATTATTTGACTTATCAAAGCCAAAACGGCGGCAGTGGCGATCCAACCCCAACAACAGCATCTTGGATCAAAAGAACAATAACTTTGCAAGCAGGCACCACTTATTCGTTCGCATGGAACTATTTGTCAACAGACTACACACCATACAACGATGGTAGTATGATGACTCTAACACATTCTACTAATGCCAGTATTGTACCAACACTAAACAACAGTCAACAGCGATATGCGCTATTAGGATTCACTAATCCAGGAACAGGCAACTATGCTACAGGTTCATATGGATCAACAGGTTGGCAATTGGCAACGTTTACTGTTTCTGAAACTGGAACATACGTGCTAGGATTTGCCACTTTCAATCTAGGTGATACTGCGTTGAGCCCCTTGTTGTTTATAGATGAAATACAAGGAACAACTGAGCTTAACGGACAGTCGTTTGGTCCAATTGCACCTAACGCAGGATCAACTGCACCTACTACTTCTACTACTCCTACTGGACCTCCTCCTTTATGTTGCGGGGGTAGCGCAACTCCATTTAATGCCGATGCCGTAAAACACGCACAAGTAGTTTCATTTATTAATAGAACTACCGCAGACTCAAAAGTTTTCATTGAACAGATTGGCAATCAAAATACAATTGCAGTACAACAAACAGGCACTAGAAACAATTATGTAAACTATTACGGTAATGGTCTAAGTAATGATATCAACGTTACACAACATGGTAATGCTACCACTGAAGTAAACTATGTCGATTTAAAAGTAGTGGGTAATTTTAATACTGCAACACTACAACAAACTAGCACAGCCGGTGCTAAAGCAGTGTTTGCCGATGTTAGTGGAAACAACAATAGTTTGATAATAACACAGAAAGACAGTGGCAGTCATTATGCCGAAGTTGTACTCAGCGGAGGCAACAAGAACGTTGATATTACGCAGCAAGGTAGTGCTGGTCATATGGCCAAAGTTAATCTAAGCGGACTACCTACTGATCTAAGTCTAACACAAAGCGGCAGCACTCAAAATTATTATTCAATTACGCATAATTGTACTACAGCAGGCGGATGTGCTAAAATTACAGTAAATCAAGGACAGTAAATCAGCATAAATATTTCATGCTGAAAAAAATCCTAACTAGTCCTTGGACTGCCCTTTTAACATTGGCACTTATTTTAAGTATAAGAATTGCTGATCCTGTCTTTGTAGAAAGTGTAAGACTACGCTACTTTGACACACTAATTACACAAAAAGCTCCTACAGCTAACAACATCTATGCAGTAAACATAGATGAAGCAGCATTGGACAAATACGGTCAATGGCCTTTACCGAGGGCAGAGTATGCAAAAATTATTAAAGATCTTTATGATCGTGGCGCTGGCCTTGTTGTGCTCAATGTTATCATGGCTGAGTCTGATCGCACTGGTGGCGATGCTGTTCTCGCAAATGCCCTAAAACAATATCCAGTTGTATTAGGATCAGTTCCTAGTGATCGAACAAAAAATAAACCTCGCAATCCTGGATCAGCGGTACTAGGGCCAGAACATCTAGATCAAATCGTACAGTATCCCGGATTAATTGCTAATATTCCTTCATTAGAAAACGCTGCCGCAGGCATTGGTATTGTTAGTACACTTCCTGAAGTAGACGGTGTTAATCGAAGATTGCCGTTAGTAGTATCAGTAGACGGAAAACTATATCCTAGTATATCGATGGAAGCTCTACGTGTGGCTGCTGGGGATTCTACTTTCCAAGTTAAACTCAACGAAGGCGGTGTTGAGAAAATGCGTATTCCAAAGTTTGGCCCTATTACTACAGATCCATTGGGTCGTGTGTGGATCGATTGGAGTCAAGAGAATAAACAAGCAAGTCTAATGAACCTGCCAAAAGACTTTCACGGCGCTATTGTTATTGTAGGTCCAACGGCAGCAGGCATTGCCAATCCTTTACCTACAAGCAAAGGCGCTGTATTTCCACAAGACGTGCAGGCCGCAGTAATTGGCACAATGGTTAACGGCATTACTATCCAGAGACCCGATTGGGCCGATGGTGCTGAACTCATAGCCCTAGCAGCATTGGGCATAGCTTTACTTTTCTTAACGAGGTGGACTTATGTTGGACTTGCTAGTGGCGTTATCGCTCTTGGTGTTTTGTATCCTGTTTCTCAATATCTGTATACGAATAATCTTTGGCTCGTTGACATCACTGCTCTTGCTGTTGGCCTCACTCTTGTTCTGCTTCATGCTTATGGCGTTAAGTTTGTAAGTGAGTTCTTGCAGAAACAGGCAATCAAGAAACAGTTTGCTGGCTACTGCTCTCCCGAAGTTGTTAGACTGTTGCAGGAGAATCCAGACTTAATCAAGAAAGGCGTTAAGAAAGATGTATCAGTCATGTTCTCAGACTTACGCGGCTTTACTCCTATCGGCGAATACTTTGACAGGCCAGGCAACGGTGGTCCAGAAGGATTGGCACAGTATATGAACGGATATATGGATGCTATTACTATTCCAATCATCGATGCCAACGGTATGGTTATCAAGTATGTAGGTGATGCAAGTATGCACATGCACGGTGCTCCACTAGATGATCCTAATCATGCTCGCACTATTGTTGAAGTGGGTCTAAAGATGTTAGATGCTGTAGCTGCCTTTACCAAAGAAAAAGAAGCACAAGGTTTACCGCCAGCTGCAATGGGGTGGGGTTGTAATACCGGCGATGGCTACATCGGTGAAATGGGTAGTACAGCAAGACACGGGTATGACATTTTAGGCGACATGGTTTCAACAGCCGCACGTTTAGAAGCACGTTGTAAAGCATACGGTGTGTTATGTATTATCGGCGCTGAAACATACAACAGGACTAAAGATGATTTCTTTTACTTGCTATTGGACAATTTACAACCAAAAGGTAAGACAGTAGCAGATTTGATCTATACAGCATTACGTACTCGCGGTGAAGATTACACTAGAGATAAGATAACACATGATGTAATGCACGACTTGTACAAACAGAAAAAGTTTGACGAGGCTGCGGCAATTTGTGCTAAGATGACAGGCACCTTTGGCGGACAAATGGACACGTATTACGAAATGTGGATTGAACGCTGTGCGTTTATGAAAGAACAAAAATTACCGGATAACTGGAACGGTGAGTTTGTAGCTCACGAAAAGTAATTAACTTCTTGTTATCATAGCAAAAGTGAAAAGCACAGTAGGAATAGCTATTGCCATGAAACTTGTACCTATAAGTAGTCTATCTATCATGTCGGACTGTGCTTGAATCCTAGCATTTTTTATGTCCGCTTCTAGCTTGGCCCGTTCTTTGTACATGCGTACACGTTCGGCCATCATTTGATCCCAAACATCTTTGTTGCCTGAATATATCAACATTTCTTTTAGATCTTTTTCAGCATCACGTAGAGCTTTACTCTGCATGGCAATCTGTATTGACAATGCTCTAATCTGTCCATCAGTGAGAATCTTTTTGCTGTTTTGTGCTGCCACATTAGCACTATGAATCTTATCGCTGTTTTCAAAGAACTTGGCAAATTGTCCGTAAAGGCTGTTAACGTCTTTGCCTAGAGCGATGGCCTTTTTAATATAACCCACTGATTGTTGTGCGGCAGTGAAAGCAATGCCAAGTGTAATAGGATCAATCATGTTTTCTTAGGATCCTTATCTTTGGGCTGTGGCTTTGTCCATTCTACACATACCACTTTGCGATTGTAGACATCGCCGGTCCAGGTCCATTTGATACACCGAGGCTCATTTGATAACATGCCCGCTAATAATAGCGAAGCAACTGCATTTACCATAATCGCCCCTCCTACTAATTAACTTTCGCCGGCTGATGCTGATTTCTCGTCTTCGGTCTTCTTGGTT